GAGCTGCTCGTGTCGGTCACGACCGGCCCGACCGGCGGGTTCGTCACGCTAACGCATCCCGGGATCAGCGGCGTCCGCCTCGGCGTGGGCGGGCAGTTCCACCTCGCCGACTACGGGTCCGGCATCACCGGCGGCACGCTGTCGTTCGCGGCCACCGTCACCGGCACGTATGGCGTGGACCTCACGGCCGTCGGCCTCGGGAGCTACTCGTGATCGCCGACGCCCCGATCGCCGTGGCGGACGCCTCGAGCGGTGGGGCGTTGTTTCGGATCGACGCCTATCTCCAGGCGGCGAAGTCGGCCGCCGCCGACGGCCTCACGTGGGCCGAGTTTGGCGAGTTGCTCACGGCCTTCCTCCGGGTGGCTGTCGGGGTGCTCGACGACGTGGCGGCCATGACCGGCGACGAGAAGAAGGCCCTCGTGCTTGAAGGCGTGGGCGTGCTGTTCGACTCGCTCGCCGGCCGGTGCGTGCCGCTCGCGGCATGGCCGATATGGGGCCTCGCCCGCGGCCCGGTGCGGCTTCTGGTTCTCGCCCTGGCGTCCGGGGCCATTGAGCAAATCCTTCCGCTCGTGAGGCGTGCATGATTCTCCTCGGTCTGATCGCTGCGGCGGCCGTCGTGTTCGGGTGGCCGCATCTTGCCCCGCTCGTCGAGAAGGCCCGGGCCGCGGCCCCGGCGTTGACGCCGCGGCACTACGCCGGGCTCGCCCTGCTCGCGGCCGCCCTGGCGTACGGCCTGGCCCCGGCTCCCGGCCCGGCCCCCGGGCCGACGCCGGCCCCCGACACCGGCCCGCTCTCGCTCGCCGGGCTGTTCGCCGGCCCGACCGCCTCCGAAGACGCGGCCCTCGTGGGTGCGATGTGCCTCGAGCTGGCCGACGAGATTCAGTTCGCGTCCGGCCGGCCGGAGGGCTACCTGTCCACCGGCATCGCCGTGGATGAACTGCGGCGGCGGGTGCGGGAGTTTCGGTGCCGGGGTATTTCGATAGGCGACCGGCAGCCGGTGGCCCGGGACGTGATCGCGAAGTACCTCGAGGACGCGGTCGGCACCGACGGCGGCCCGCTCACGCCGGAGCAGCGGTCGGCATGGGTGGCGGCATATCGCGACATCGGGAGGGCGGCCACCGATGCGGCGAAGTGATTCGAGCTGGTCGTGGTCGGCGATCGCGTTCGTCGTGTTCGCCGCGGTCATCGGGACGCTCGTGTCCCGCTACGTGTCGCGGCTCGCGGCAGTCGTCGAGACCAACTACGGTTATCTGCCCGACCCGGAGGGCACGCAGGAGTTTCTCCGCGAGCTCGACCAACCGCTGTTCCGCCAGGCCGGGGCCGAGCTCATCGCCGGGGCGAAGGGGCACGACACCTACCTCTACCGGTTCGCGGATCGCTGCCACCGGCAGAAGTACGGGCGGCCGTTCGGGCCGTGGAACCAGGGGCCGCACGGGTCGTGCGTGTCGTTCGGCTGGGCCATGGGTTCGTACGTCGGCCAGTGCGTGGACCACGTGACGGGCGGGCTGGCTGAGTGCCCGCTGCTCGTCGCCACCGAGCCCGTATACGGCGGCTCGCGGACGGCGGGCCGTATGCCCCCGGTGACCAATGCCGGGTGGTCGGACGGCTCCTACGGCGGTGCGGCGGCCCGTTGGGTGTCGGGGCGGTGCAAGGACACGAGCGTGGGCGGCATCCTCTACCGTCGGCCATACGGCGACGTGGACCTTTCGGCCTACTCGATCGACCGCTCGCGAAACTGGGGGGCGTATGGCGTACCGCTGCCGCTCGCCCGCGAGGCCAACCAGCACACCGCCCGGGCCGTCGCGCTCTGCGAGGATTGGGATTCGCTGGTGGCGGCTCTCGAGTCCGGCATGTGCGTCCCGGTGTGCTCAAACATCGGGTTCGCCAGCGGCGACCGCGACGCCGATGGGTTCTGCCGGCGGGCATCGACCTGGAATCACTGCATGGTGGCGATTTCTGTGAAGTACGCCCGCAACAACGGGGCGGGTTCTGCAACGCCAATGAAGAATCCGCGGGACGGCGTGCTGCTGATGAACTCGTGGGGCAACTACGTGGGCGGTGGCAAGCATCCTGCCGACCAGCCTGACGGCAGCTTCTGGATCACGCGGGCCGACGCCGAGGCCATCCTGGCCCAAGGCGACAGCTTCGTCATCGGCAGCGTGAACGGGTTCAAGTATCGCGACCTCGACCACGCCGGCTGGCTCCAGCCGGCCCCGGCCCCGACCGACGCGGCGAAGGTGCCGCAGCTCGACCACTTCCTCGCTCTGTGAGTCCGCCATGTCGAAGCGTGCCATCGTCCTATCGTGCCTCGCCTGTCTCGTGGCCGGTTATCTGGCCGCTTCGGTGCCGGGTTTCGACCCGGTGAACCCGTTCAATCCGCGGCCGCAGCGGCCGTTCCTGCAACTCGTGTCCCGGCTCGCCAAGTTGGGGTTGTGGGTGACGGTGTTCGCCGAGCCCCCGCCGCAGCCGGTGGAGCAACAGTACGCGGCCGCTCACTGTGACGACCGCACCATGATCTGCCATGCGGAGGGATGGTGATGTTTCAACTCGTGATTTGGGTCATCTTCGGCTACATCGCCGGCTCGATCGCCGAGTGGTTGTGGCCCCCGGCCAAGCCGCACCCGAGTTGGCAGACCATCGCCATCGGCGTGATCGGCAGCGTGGCCGGAGGTTTGGCCGGTTCCCTCGTGTCGGGCGACCACTACCGGCCGGCCGGCCTGGTGCTGTCGGTGGTCGGGGCGGTGGCGTGCATGGCCGTGTGGCGGAAACTCGACGAGGTGAAGCCATGAGCATCCTTTGGCGGTGGGTTATTTCGCTGCTCGTGTGGTTGTCGGCCGACCACGAGCGGATCGCGACCGAGCCCGCCCGGGCGGCGGCGGCCGTCGCGGTGGCCCGCGCGTCGATCATCGAGGACATGGCCGGCAAGCCGGTGCCCCCGGCCCCGCCGGGGCCGGCCGACTGCAAGTGCGGTGCAACGTGCGTGCGTGGCGTCTGGAAGCCCGACGGCACGATCCAGGCGAAGTGCCCGTGCCAGTGTGCCCGGTGCGTCGCCGAGCGTGCGAAGGGCGTGGCGGCCTCCGGGACGTGCTCGAGCGGCACGTGCCCACCACGGTGACGGCATGACCGACGCGATCGGCCAGCTCCAGGCGCACGTTCGCTACCGGCTGGGCTCGCGCGTCACCTACGCTCACCCGTGGCGGGTCGATGCCCTTTCGCGGTTGGTTATCCGGCATTGGCCTCACCGGCACCTCGAGGACGCCGAGCGGTCTGGCGGGCGGCACCACGCGGCCGTCACTCACGCCCTCACGCTGATGCGGAGCCAGGTCCGCGAGCAATGGGAAGCCCGGCACGGGTCGGGGCCTCTGTGGGATTTGCTCCTGGGCGGCACGACCACGGCCATCGGCGTGATCGTCTTGGACCTCTGGTGGCCGAGCCGGCCGTGGCGGTCCATCCTGCTCGCCATGGCCCGGTCGATCGCCGACTCAGCGGACCACGCCGAGGGCGGCGTCCGCCAGGTCGAGCGTGGCCCGGCCGAGCCGACGTAGCGGTCCGGGTTGTCCGGCCACGGGTTGTGATGGGGCGGGTTGTGGGGAGGTCGGTTGACGTATGTCAATCGTCGCCCGGTGGGCCACGTCGATCGCCGCCATCTGGTAGCGGGCCTCGACCACCAGGGCGGCGGCGACCGCCATGACGACCACGGCAAGCAAGGCCCGGACGGTGTCGCGGATCATGGCTGCCCCCTTGGCGGCTCGGGGAGCGGCATCCAGTGGCTCGGAAACGCAGACCGTCCTCCCGAAACCATCCAAGTGACACCCCATATTGAATCTGTCATGCAACTCCCCATATCCATGCCGCATGGGTGGTGCAGGCAATCTGGCATCCACACAATCACCTGCTCCAACTCTCCTGGCAGCCGCTCGCCCACCGGAATCCATGGCTGACTGAACGTCATGGCGTGCATCGCCGACGGGTGCGGAGGTGTGGTTTCCGGAGGCTCGCCACGACTGAGCGTCGTCATTTTGAAGCCTTCGACAGCCTTCGGATCAAACCGCCACGCAGCCTCCACCTCGTGGAATCCCTGCATCAGAACCGCTCGGTCGTCCAGCGGTGCCAGCTTCCAGGCGATCGACCGAGCCTCCTCAAGCGTTTCGGCTCCGGCCACGGCAGCCGAAAGATTCATGAGCGCCTTGCGGGTGGCGATGATCGCGTCTCGTGCGTCAAGGATCGCCCGGGCCGG